GCATTCCCACAACACGAAAAGCGTTCTTAATTGCTGTTGCAGACCTTTTGAACCAATTCTGAACGCGCTCAATTTCGTTCCGGTCATTCGTGTCAATGCCTAAAAGCGTTACCGGCATCGCCCCGCCCTCAAAATACATCTCAGGAAACTTGCTTATCGCATACAACAGCTTCGCATCTATCTTGGACGCAATTCCAGCACCTACGCCCGGCAATATATCCTGTGACGGATCATACTCGCTGATGTAAACCATCTCGTACTTGCCAGTGTTCAAGTCGTTAGCCCAGCTTGCCCCGCTGCTATTCTGCTTGAATGTGATAATACCCTTATCATACTTTACCGTCATGTCAAACGGATTTCGGTATCTCACATCCTTGCGATAGCCAGTCTTGTTAGTGATAATTTCACCAAACGCTGCACCTGCTAATAAGCACGAGGCTTCCCAGCGCCACAGCAATTCGCCAAGTTTAGTCGGATACGGCCAGTCAACTTCTTTATCCTCACCCTTGTAAATTTTCACCGGAACGCTCGCAAGTGCATCGCATCTTAACTGCACTGCCCTAAAGAATATCGGCACGCGTTTATATAAAGTCGCAACGGAGTCTGGCACGCCATCGCTGGTGAGCATCTCCACCCATCCGGGAATGTTCGTTATTGTTTTATAAGTATCCGCCATCCCGCCTCCGCTATTCCTCTAACCACAATATTGTACCACCGCTGTTCGCCCCGTACCACGCAATTGCTAATGACATGACGCAGTCATCATTCATCCCCGCCGGCGCTGAATAACTAAACCCGCCCGATGCATTGCGTTTGCTCTCAAAACTCAATAATAGACTGCTTCGTTGCCGAAGTCGTTGTAAACGGGATAATATTCAGCCCGCGTGCCACCAGCTCGTCAATTACTGGTCTGCCGATGCTGTTACTCTCAACCACCATCGAAGTCATATGATAGCGGTGATAAATAGCCTCTAATCGGTCAATCAGCACCGGATAATCCACGCGGTTGAACCGATCGAGATAAACTTGGTCTTTTGATTCCGCGTCCAGCACCGATACAACAGTAAAGTCAACCGAAGCCGCAACGTCAACGCCTGCAATATACTGCTTGCCTTCCTCATACTCTCTTGGCTCTAAAACAGCCGCCTCTTGTACCCGCCTGAATACGCCGCCGGATAATTCCACAAATTGCGCGAGATTTTCCTGTTCGAATATCTGGCGCGGCTGACTGTAAAATAACTTCTCAATTTCCGAGAACGGAATATTTGGATTCTCATAAGGATTAGGCTCTCGCACCAACCCCTTATCAGTCATCCGCACACCTAACGTTGGCACTTGCCACGCCATACTATCAGGATCATCTGCAGCCTTAACATGCTCTTCCCAGTACCAATTCCGTCCACAAGGCGTACCAATTCCCCATGCCCAGCCATTCGTATCTATCAGCATCGGACGCAATACTTCGTTCCAAGCTTTCCGGTGTATGTATGCGGCTTCATCCATTACAACACCATCAGCAGTATGACCGCGCGCATTGTCAGGATTATCAAGACTCCGATATAATATCCTGCCGCCGTTAGGAAAATGAGCTTCCATTCGCGATTGATTGAATTTAACAACACTGTGAGCTGCTTTGCGGGTTTCTTCAAAGCCAACGCTGACCTGATCATACGTTGGCGCACCCCAAATTATTGTTTTTCCCTTTACCGCATTCTCAACCGCAATTGCCATTGCTAATGTCGTCTTTCTCCAACGCCTGCCAGCAGATAACCAGTTAAATCGCTTCGCTTCCCTACGAACCAGTATTTGCCCTTGATGCGGATAAGGCAGTCGTATGCGGTCACTCTTCTCCACGCCAGTCATTCACATACTCAATCTGGACTTTACCACCATCAGCACCCGTGACTTCCTGACGCTCAACGTAGCCTCTGTCTTTAGCTTGCGTTTTCAGGTAGAAGATAATCATTGTCGGATTCAAGTCGTCGATTAGTTTCATCATCTTGCTTTCAACATAATCGGTGCGCTTCTCGCGTATCTCATCCACCTTTGCTTGAACAGTCGGGTATTCCTTTAGCTTCTTGTACCAGTGCTGGCGGCTGCAATGCAGGATGTCACACGCCTTCGAGACAAAGCCTTTAGCTTCCTCGATTGCCGCGATCATCTTTTCAGCCGTCAACCCGTTATTGTTTGCCATACCTGCTCTTTAATAGTGTCAAAGTGTCAATAGCACCGGCTCGCCACCAGTCACATCCACCCACCGCTGGATCGCCACCGCCACGTAAGCCGGCGAAATCTCGACCGCGCGGCACTTGCGCCCCAAACGCTCACAGGCTATGATGGTTGTTCCGGAGCCGGAAAACGGGTCGTAAACAGTACCGTTCGTGCAATTCGCAATGAGCAGCGTTATCCAGTCGATCGGCTTGCTGTGATTATGTTCGGATTCGGCGTGCAACTTCGTAATAGGAGCGCTGAACACATCGGCCAGATGTTTGCCGCGAGGGTCTGGGATGAAACGATATTCGCCCCGCGTGTTCCACACATCGCGCGCCTCTCCCGAATCGCCATAATGCCACCCGTCAAACTGGTATTTGGTCACGTCGCCATACCACGCGCAAATCTTCATGCGCCGCAATGGGCGATTAGGTGTGTACCAACATGACACGCAATCCCAGACGAAAACCCAGGCTGGCGCGCCGTAACGAGAAACGACAGCCCCCAGCGTCGCACCATCGCAAAATGCCAGCACGCTGCTATACCCCGTTATCGCCGCGGGCATGTCGTCCCATTCAGGATCGAAAATCAGCGTTTCAGCCTTCTCTCCCCCCATCACCCGCTCAACCACCGCCCTGTCCGTGCAATCGCCGCAAATCAACCGATGCTCACCAAGCTTCCACAACTGCCCGCTCTCAACGCCCCACTTTTCGCGCAGCTCCTCTGCTTTATCAATCTGTGGCTCAACGTCCTCTGGCGCTTCTCCAGCCCATAAGTCAATGTCAAGCTCCTTTTTATCAAAGCCCCAGTCCAGCAAATCGTCAAGCTCAAACTCATTCGCCAGCAAGTCGTAATCCCAGTCACCTGCAGCGCCTTTATGCAGATAGACCGTCAGCTTCTCCCGTTCCTTTTCAGTCAACGCCCGTGAGGCAACTCGAACATCAACCTCATAATCAGCGCCATACTTCTGGCTCAGGACTTTCAAGCGCTGATGACCGTTGTAAATCTGATTTTCAGGACCGATAGCGATAATTTCCACTTGCCCGAACTGCTCGAAGCTCTCCTCTAACCGTTTGGCCTGCTTATCTGTAATTTGCCGCGGATTGCGCTCCCACGGAACTAACTCGGATAATTTGCGCTTTTCGTTTGACCAAGTAATTTTATCTGCCATATTGCCATTATAACACATCATTGCAAGATGTTAGCAAATATGCTATCTTATTACAACGCCGGTGGCAAGCGTTCGGCTGCTTCGTGGGCAGCAAAACCCGAGTGCAATTCTCGGCACCGGCTCTAAGATAGACACGATTAGCATAATTTAAATTATCTACCGACAATTCCAGTATTAATTGATTATTACCTGATTAACCGCCTATATAAGATAATAGACAGTTTTTGTATATTATCCTAAATGTAAGGAACGAGCATAAACTTTCAAAGTTGCTCACACTTTGTAAAATATTTACAATGCTGCTATAATCTAATTAATCCAGTATTCTGGAGGTGGGAGGCAGTTGCCTCTGGAGCCAGCCGTAAAAAGCTGGCTTTTTATATGATATTCTCTGCTATTAAAACATCAGCACTTGACAGATTTCTTACACAGAGTATAATACTTCTAACAGTACCCGCCACGCGAGGCATTCCAGCAAAGCCCTGCGCAAGCTGAAGTTGGAGCAAGTCAACCTCATAAGCGCTTATGAGAAGTAGCCAGCGGACCGAGGCGGGTCAGAGTCTCCCCCGCTCCTTAGGGGACGGGGCGCGAGAGCTGGGGTTCATTCCTGGCTCTCTGCTTTTTCTGGGATGTCTTTTCTAACATAGCTGTGATATATGGCGTCAATGCCATAATCAGACCACACAAACGCTTGGGCTTTACGGGTTGCTGACACATAGCCCATCTTGCTGCTCCACGCATCAACCGCCGTCACTGTTCCCATCCAGCGGAACTCGATTCCGCTTTCCTCGATTAGCTTGTCGTGGTGGATGTCACCTAAATGCATTTCTCGGATATAAGAGGCTGCCCATTTGTCTGGAGCTTCGACTTGCATCAAACCAGACAATCTTTTGCCCTCATCTCTGCCGTGAGCAAATCCGATTAAATTCTTTTCCCACTGAAAGTATTTTCTCGGGGCGGGTCCAGCGTCTACTTTCACATCATCATTCGTGGCGTAAATGTGTTTCAGGGCAACCACCGCTGTATAACTTAACTCCTCATCGTGATTTCCCGGGACCCAGAGAATTGCCACTGGGGCAATTTTCCTCAATTTCTCTATCGTCTCAATTAAAAGCTCAAGCCCGCAGGTATACATCTTTTTCCAACGGGTATCCGAATCAAGCTGCGTGCCCGCAGTTGTCTGGACTTTAGGATTGTCGAAGTGGAAGTAATCCTGACCAACTGGGAACAAAACTTGAGCTATTTCATAGCCTGAACTCATTACCTTTCTAATCAATTCATCGATTGTGTCCCTGAATAGCTGACCAGCAATCTTAATGTCAAAATCAGCATCACCCGTCTCTTTGCCCCAAGACAGCTTGCCAAAATGAAAATCCATCCACGGCAATTCGAACAAATACTTCCCAGCCTTTTTATCGCTATATTCTGGCAAACTTACCTGTGGAACTTTGATCGCCATAATGGCATCGGTCAACGCCTCAAGGCTCAATGGCGAATTGGTAATCGGCTTGACCTTGATCGTTACACTGTAACTGTAATTAGTAACTGTAACCGGCTCGCCGTCATTATTCTTGATCGTGGAATCCCAGTTCCCTTTGCGCAGCTTACAATCTATCAGTTCCCACTTTAGCGGATCGAAGCCCATTTTGGTCATCACAGTCGCTGGGTCGGCTGCCTCGTTATCCGATAAGCTTATATCCCGGACATATTCGCGCGTTCCGTCCCGATAATATTTGACTGTGTCTTCGCCTCTAACTTTTTCAGATAGCCCCTCTGTTTTTTCAATGTAAAGGCGCATTCCGGCAAGCATTTTACGGGCGTAGTCTTCTGTTAGACCGC